ATGAAAGAATACAAAATTTGGGCGTTCGCCCGCAGTGCCGCACCGAACCTGCCCGCATTGGAAGAACAGCTTGCCGATGTCATGCGCGAAGCCGACAGGCGCGGCTACATCATCGTCAACTCCTGCATGGAGCAGAAGTACGGCACCGAGTTCTGGCGACCTGATTTGTTTGCCATGCTCACCGCTGTGCAACAGGGGCGTGTCAATGCCGTCATGGTGCAGAGCCTTGACCGTTTGAGCCACGACATTACAATCTTGTACCGCATCCTACGCTTTCTGCAAAATTACAGTGCCGTACTGATTACGACCGAAACCAATCTACAATATGAACTCTATCTGACAGGGTTGGAGAGTCGCATCCTGGCTCGTACCGCGCAAACCAGAAAAAGAGTTCCGTGGGAGGTGGCTGTTGATGCAGATTGACTCGTTTCCCATAAGGCTGGAACAGGAGTTGAAATACGCACTGGCCTATGCCGCGCTGGTATCCGCTGCCGCAAACGGAAGATTGCCTAGGGATATCTGCCAGCGCACGAATGTTGGTTATGCCCGGAAATGCGGCGTTTTGCGCCGAGAAGTTTAGTGGTTCTCGTGAATAGCTTTTGACCTGCCTTTCGGGTATATTGTATGTGATAAAAAGAATGTCACAGCGTCGAATGCAAAGGAGAAAGTCATGCCACAAACAGCAGAAAGAAAATCCATAGCGCGTTACATCCGTGTGGATAAAGGTGCAACCCACCCTGCATTGCAACGTGAGGAATTACCTAAACATATGGCGATTTATGCTGACTATGGCGTTACAGGTACGGACCCGCGCCAACGGCCGGAACTCAACCGATTGCTGGCTGACTGCCGTGCAGGACGTGTTAACCGCATTGTGGTGCAGTCAACGACACAGCTTGCCCACCGTACAGCAGACCTGCTGACAATCCTGCAAGAATTGCAGAGCCTTGGCATAGCAGCTGATTTTGAAAAAGAGCGCTTCTCCACCGATTCTCCTACAGGGAAAAAGATACTGGACACACTTCGCGCAATGAGTGCAAGCATTTAGGAGAACTCTCATGCCACAAGTCCAAGTTATCCAGCCAATCCAGCAACAACCGAAGCGTCTGCGCGTGGCGGCCTATGCCCGCGTCAGCAGCGATTCCGAGGATCAGCTAAACTCGCTGGCTGTGCAGGTGGATTACTACACCCACCTGATACAGGAAAATCCCAACTGGGAGTTCGCTGGAATTTACACTGATGAGGGTATCACCGGCACCAGCACGAAGCGTCGTGAGCAGTTCAACCGCCTGATGGACGACTGCCGTGCCGGACTGATTGACCGTGTGCTGGTTAAGTCGGCATCCCGCTTTGCCCGCAACACGGCGGATGCACTGTCATCGGTTCGTGAACTGAAAAGCCTTGGTGTGACGGTAGCCTTTGAAAAAGAGGGCTTCGATACCGAGACCTCCAACGGTGAAATGCTACTGAGTATAATCTGCGCCGTAGCACAGGAAGAATCGCTGTCCATCTCACAGAATATGAAGTGGGGAATACACAAACGGATGCGTACGGGTAACTATATCACCAACGCTACACCGTTTGGGTACACGCAAATCAATCACCAGCTAGTGCCAGAGAAAAATAACGCAATGATTGTCAACGATATTTTCAAAAGTTACCTGTCTGGTATGGGCATAAATGAAATTGCTGAGCATTTAAACACAATATATCCAAAAGAAAATAGAAAATGGAATCCCCGAACGATTCATGCAATCCTGCGTAATGAGAAATATATTGGAGACAGCTTGTACCAAAAAACCTACACAACGGATTCGCTCCCATTGAAAAGGTATCTTAATACCGGCCAGCGCTCGAAATACTATGCGTTGGAAACGCATGAAGGGATAATTTCTAAGACCGATTACGAAAAGGTACAGAACCTACTTGCAAAGAAAAGCATTACAGGGGAGATTGATAGAACTTGTGTATTTTCAAAGAAAATCTACTGCTCAATATGTGGCGCTATATGCTCCAGAAAAGGGCCGCCCACGCGAGGATTTGTATGGTGCTGCCGAACACATTTGCAATCGAAAGTTCTTTGCCTACTCAAATCAATCCGTGAGGATGAACTCCAACAGGCGTTTTTGTCAATCTATAATCGACTGCAATGTAATCAGAAAACGATTCTGGAACCACTTGTGGATGACCTGCTTGGGTTACGGCATTTGCAAGAACAAAAATATAAAAACCGCCTTGCACTTGGAGAAGATATTCAGCATCTTGCAAAACAGAAACACAATCTTACCAGAATCCATACACTAGGTTACATTGAGGAAACACAATTTATAGAGCGAAGCGCAGCCATTGAGCAGCAAATCAGAGAAAAGAAACAACAGCTTTCACGAAATGATATGCCTAACACATCGGAAAAAATTCTACAAAAAACAAGACTCATCCAGAAGAAACTTTCCAGTACACCGCCGCTGGAATCATTTGACGAGTCTGCCTTTAAAGAGCTTGTGAAAAAAGTGCTGATCAGCAATACGGCAATCCAATTCGAACTCATCAACGGCATGAAGTTATCAGAAAGCCGTGCAGCCACATGAAAAGTCGAACCAGTACAAGATGCCCGTCTGCCCGGTGTTGACCGTGATGCTGCAATCCTGATGCGCCCACAGGGCGTTGTCAGAGTTGTACAGTTCCACGCGGGTCACGGTCAGCGGGGTGCTCTCGGCGCTGATGGTCAGCTGCGCCCGCACCGTGCCGTTGGGCAGCACCGCCACATCGGACAGGTCCGTTTTGATGTAGGTATTGCCGACACGGTACTTGGCATAAGCGACACGCCGCTTGATGTAGTTCCGCAGGTCGGTAAACCCTGCACTGTCAATCATGGGTCATACCTCCTAAAAAAGTGATCCCGGCTCCAGCCCGCATGGGGTAGCCTCAAAGCCCGCGCTCCCGCTGGCTGTGTCGGTCATAAGTACGCCGTCAAGGATAGACCCCTGCACTGCCGCAGCCGGGTGTGTACCCACCGTGGCATAGCCCGTCATTGGGCTTGTATAGGTCTGTCCATCTTCGACTGTGGCAACGGCCACATTTTCCCCGGCGATAACGCCCTGCACGGCAGGAGCCGGGAATGTGCCGGCAGTCGGCTGGCCTGTCAGCGGCATGGTGTACGCCTCGCCGCCGTGCTCGGTCTCCACCACTACAGGAAAATTGTAGATAGCTCCCTCCCTGGCCTGCACCGGATAGGTGCCGCACAGGCGGGCCGTGTACACGCACCATCCGCAGCCTGTGCGGATTTCAAAACAGTGTGTGCTGCGGAACATGATGCCGTCCAGATGGCTGCGCAGACTTTTGTACAGGTTTACCGCCCTCAAAAGGTCTGTGTTGTTCACCGGCACGGCGGGGGTCGATGCGTCCAGTACAATGCGGAATGTGTAGGGGTTGCCGCCCTCCACATAGTCGAACCATTCTTCCACGATGCTCTTGGGGTACACCGATTGAATTGCCGCCTCAACAGCGCCCTTGGTGCCAAGATGACGGTGGATATAGAAGCTGGATTTCAGCAGTGCCCGCTTCGTTTCCAGCGGGTAGTCATAGCCGTACCAGTCCACCTTGAAATCGTAGGCCAGAATGTCCAGCAGTGCTTCATCCAGTTCGTCAATGCGGGGATAGATGGCTGCTTTCTCAATCTCGCTCATGCGGTCCGAAAGTTCTTCGGCTACAACCTGTCCCAGCGCTATCATGCGACTGTCATTGCGCAGTACGGGCGGCAGCGCCCGCAGGAACTCCTCGGCGGTGGGGGTATTACTCATCTTCATACCCTCCGCTCGTCACGGTGCGGCCACGCAGCTTACCAACCTGCGGCACGGTATCCGTCAGGTCGGCCAGCGCCACACGCCCGCTGGCATCGGTAGCCACATTGCCGCTGCGCAGCTCTGTGTAGACAGGGCTGCGGATAACAACGCGCTTTACACCGTTCACCATCATACGGCGGGTCAGTTCGCTGGGGTTGATGTCCCGGCCCAGCTTGCCGGCCTGCCATTTCACATAGGCATCCACGGCGGCGTTGACCTCGCTCTGCACATCAGCGGCAGACGGGCCGCCGCGGTTCAGATAGTAGGTCGCGTCAATATCGTACTCCACCGTTTCGGGGTCTTCCACCAGTACATGGTCGGTCAGCGGGCGGGTTTCATCGGCGTTGCAGGCAGCCAGCACGGCATTCTTTACTTCCTGCCCGGCAATCGTGCCGTCTTCCATCAGAACATAGATGCGCACCTCGCCGGGGGTCGGGCTGTTGGGCAGCACATCGGAAATGTCATTGCTCACGGCTTTAGCCTTGGCAATGTAGCCGCCTTTCGGCCCGGCAGTGGAATAGTTGTCCTCACTCTGGCGCAGCTGCTCGTAGAACTCGTCATCGGTGGGGGCATCGCTGCCGCCGCCGCTCTCAGTCAGGTTGGTGCAGCTGGTGTAGTAGTCGAACACATCCACAATGGTGGCGATCTGGCCTGCAAGGTAGCCGTTTCCCGCTGTGCCAGCAGTCATGCACTCGGCTGTCACATCGCCGTGGGTCTGCCCGACTGCAATGTAGCGGTCCTCCACGGTAGCCCAGAACACATGCCGCTGCTGCTGTAGGTGAAATAGAACTTCATCAAAACACTCCTTGTCAGTCGCAAAACGGTTCGCAGACTTTGAACTCGAAACCGCCATCAATCTCTCTGATGGCGTAGTAACCAGCAAAGTAATAGCCGGGATCGCTGAAATGGGGCGCTCCATAGGCGATGTTTGCTCTCCATTCTGCGTGAATCGGAAGAACCTTTCCGTAATAGAGCTTTTCAAAGCACCATTTGACGACTTCATCCTGCGGCAGATTCGTCTGGACATTCCAGATGCGGAAAAAATCGCCATACGGCTTATATTGTCCGCAGTGGGTTTGTTTTGCTTCAATCATTTTGTACCTCTCATTCTCCGAAGCATTCGGTGACTTCCCACGCATTGCGGGTCGTCATGCACTGGTCGCAGCCAACGATCTCGTTATCAGCGCTGATGTAGATGGTCTCGCAGGTCTGGTCGCAGATCGGGCAGACCGGGTAGGTTGGGTCTTTGCCGTCACGGTATCCCGTGTTCCGCAGGTTGCGGATGTGGGCGGCATCGGGCAGATCACTCACGGCGGCCACGCTCCTTATCGTCCAGCTTGAACCAGATTCCAAGGCAGGTATTTACGCCCAGCAGACAGCTGATGAACAGGATCACGCCGTTCAGCAGAGGCATATCGCCATCGGCCACAGAAACCACGGCCATCAGCACCACCAGCATCAGCGCAAGGCAGACAAGCTGCATTGCCTTTTTCAGCAAGCGAATCATGCTTCACCCTCCCATCTGCACCGGCCCGGCAGCGTTGCCATGATGACATCTCCCAGAACATGGGCAATGTCATCGGGCAGGCCCAGTTCCGGGCCGTAGGCGCTGGTCAGAACTACAGTGCCGAAAATCTTTGTGCAGGCCAGAAAGCTGGCAACCTCGTTGACAACGGGCCTCGGCCATTGCAGGCGGGCATCCTCGTCCACCATCAGCAGGTAGTGGCCCTCGATGTTGCGGACGGGAACAGTCTCCACATAGCCGCCGACAACTTTCTGCACATCCTCCAGCGCCGGTGCGGTAAAGGTCTGCACCCGCATATCGCCGTTGGTGGCAATTACAAGTCCTCGCATCATTTTCTATCCTCCTCTCAAATCAAACCGCGCTTGCGGAGTTCGGCCTTGCGGGCTTCCAGCTTTTCGCGGCCACCGGGCTGTTCAATGAACCAGTGGTAAAATTCCAGCGTTGCCGCCGCAAGGCGTTCAGCCTTTTCGTCTGATAAATTGAATGGGTGCTTTTGCTTTGTCTCTTGCGGGGGCATCTCTGTTCCTCCTTGTGTTTTGCGGCTATTTCCCGCTATCCTCTGACGCTTCATCCTCCGAGGGGATAACGAACGGTTTTTGCCCAGTGACCTGAAGCAGTGCTCTCGGATAATCCGGGTCGTAGTCGAAAATGATCTTGACTTTTTTGCTTTTGTCGAGATAAGGAATCAATTCCGGCAAAAAAGCAAGTCTTTCAAAGGCATCGTCTTTTTCCCAATTACCGACTGCAATGCCTTTGTCGGGGGTATCTTCTGGGTAGCCGTAGTGCCGGAAAATTTCTTCTCTCGGCGGGCAAGGTGTTTTAGGTTGATTTTCCATGTGTTTTACCTCTTTTCGGTTTCAGCGTCAGCCAAAGACTTTTTGCTGAAAGGTAAATGATTTTCTTCCAGCTTTGCTGTTCCACCAGCGCCCGCGTGCCCTCAAAAGGCGGCGGGCGTTTTCCTTTGCGCTTGGCATCAGCTATGATGCACTTGGCAATGATGTTGCTGATAAAGCGTTTCGTATTGGTTCGCCTCTTTTTTACGATTTGTTCAGTTCTACTGAACTTCCAGAGCAAAAAAATAAGCCGGGATGTCGATATGCTGGATGCCTAACAGGTCGCAGGCTTTCACCATTTCATCCTGTCGCCAGTCCACTTTCCCATTGAGTTTGAGGGAGCAAGTGCGCTCCGACCAATTCATTTGCTGGGCAAAAACCGCACGAGTACCGAAAACCTCCACGATTTTGCCAATCAGCTTGTTGTAGTTTCTCGGCAT